TGAATTAAAGTTACTTACAAGACAATTAGGAGAACTAGCGTCATAAGAATCTAAAGTAGCAGCAGCAGCAAGAGCAGGGTTAGCAACTTTGACAGGAACATCAGGAACTGAATCAGCTTTGACAGGAACATCAGGAACTGAATCAGCTTTGACTGGAACATCAGGAACTGAATCAGCTTTGACAGGAACATCAGGAACTGAATCAGCCTTGACAGGAACATCAGGAATCAAATCAGCTTTGACAGGAACATCAGGAACTGAATCAGCTTTGACTGGAACATCAGGAACTGAATCAGCTTTGACAGGAACATCAGGAACTGAATCAGCTTTGACAGGAACATCAGGAATCGAAACGGCTTTAGGCTCTTTTATTTGATTTGCACGTGAAGAAACTCCACCAACATATATTTTCATAGTTTTTCGCTTGATATCTTGTTTTTTTTGTTGTCGTCTTTTGGATTTATAATGTTTTGTTGCCTTCTTTCTTAAAATACGCTTTTTCCTAGAGTTATTATTTCCTTTAATTTTATAATTTTTTTTATCGGAAAGTTTCATATATATATAATACTTTAAGAAAAAGTTTCATATAATAATACTATTTATTTCTTAAAGTAAATGTCATTTTTTATTTTATAAAGTTATATTAATATGGTTGTTAATATAGTATGTGAAAAATCGTCAGCGCCTGTAAACATTGATAAAAGTTCGGTCATAGGTCCTTGTTTATTAAAATGTGATTATAAGTATCAATATGGAACATATACACCAAATGTTACTAACAATGACAACTATCTCTCTTTGAATTATTCTGGAAAAAGCAATCCTGTTAAATTTAATGATTTGAATTATGAGGTTCAGGACATTAGAATATATCACCCATCATTACATAAATACGGAGGACGTAATGTAGATGGAGAGATATTAATTATACATGGTGGTTCTGGAAAAAATCTAATTGTAAGTATCCCGATTAAGGTAGGAAGTAAAACGGATAAAGGTTCGACACAATTATCTGCATTAATATTAGAGGCATCTCAAAGAACACCTACAGATGGATCGTCTGTAACAGTATCAATGGGAGATTTTTCATTAGATAATTTCATTCCCCATAAAAAAGGATTCTTTTCGTATAATGGAACATTACCATACAAACCGTGTAATGGAACGTATTCATATGTTGTATATTCTGCTGAGGACGCATTACATATTCCCAGAGAAACAATGAATGCCTTTAAAAAAATAATAACAAATACAACGGTTGATGTGAAATCGTCGAAGTTATTTTATAATAAAAAGGGGGCAAACATTTCAACCAAAGGTGACGATATTTATATAGATTGTCAACCAGTAGGTGAAGACGGACAATTATTAGTTAATGAATCAGTATCTGGAAGTAGTATGACTTCGGGAGCAAATACAGATATAAACATGGAACAAATAGAACCATTTCTCTATGTAGTAGGTGGATTAATTTTGGCAGCTGGAATATCATATGGCGTTAATTATCTATTTACAAAATTTAAAAAGGATAAGTAAATTTATTTTTATCATAATATAAAAATAAATTCAAATTTAAATTACAGAGGTAGTATCCATAACATCCATGGCGTCATGTGTGTCATCTGCGGCAGGTTTATAATGTAAATGACTAGGACCAGAAGTTTCAACTAAAGGTGCCATTTGTTTAACGACTTCTTCTTCTAAAGTGATTGGGAATTGATTAAAAGCGGATAAGTGGTTTCCCTTTTTCATTTCAGTAGGCAAATATCTACTAATAGCAGCAGAACCAGTGGTCACACTAGAGCGTTGGATTAATTCATAAGCGGCGTATAAAGCGACTACTCCTACAATAGGGTTAGAATGTGTTAAAAAAACGAACGCAAGTAATACAATTGCGATATTTCCATAAATAGTATCAATTAATTTAGCTAATACAGGTGTGGTTTGAATATTTAAAAGAATGTATAAAACTAATACACCTAATAAAATAAGATGATGTTGATTGCTCTTTTTGAATAAATCTTTGTACGATTCCATATATCATATTATTATATTTTTTATTTTTAGCAAGAGCATTTTTCTAAATATTAATTAAAAGTGGTTAAATGTATATTCATATAATTATTATTATACACAACAGAAATGAGTTATTTGGGAAAAAAAGGATATTCCATTTATAAAAAGGATTTAACTAATAAAGAGCAAATTTATATCAAAAAGGAATTAACTGTTAAACCATATCTGCCTAAATCACCTATACAACCAGAACCGTTCCCAGTATATAGAGAATCCCCTCAAAAAATGTACTTACCTAGACATTTTGGTGTAGAACATTTTGGAGACGTGACCGAAAATAAATTGCCTCTTGGTGATGATATACATTTGGATTTTGTAGGAGAATTGAGAGAATATCAAGTAAATATTGTAAATAAATATGTAAATGCTGTTGGTGATAGTGGAGGAGGTTTATTGGATGTTGATCCAGGAAAAGGTAAAACTGTAATGGCGCTTAATATTATTTCAAAGCTGAAAAAGAAGGCACTAGTCATTGTTCATAAGTCATTTCTATTAAATCAATGGATAGAGAGAATTCAACAATTCTTACCTGAAGCGCGTGTAGGAAAGATCCAAGGGAAAATTATAGATATTGAAGATAAAGATATCGTCATTGGTATGTTACAATCTCTCAGTCAAAAAGATTACCCTGAAGATTTATTCGATTCTTTTGGTATATCTATATACGACGAGACACATCATCTTGGTGCCGAAGTATTTAGTAAATCCATGATGAAATGTATGACAAACTATACACTGGGACTCTCTGGTACGATGCAGAGAAAAGATGGACTGACAAAGGTCTTTAAAATGTTCTTAGGAAATATTATACATAAAGAAAAGAGTAATACCAGCGAACACGAGGTGATTGTAAGGGCAATTAATTATAAAGTAGATGATGATGAATTTAACGAAATGAAATACGACTATAGGGGAAACCCATTGTATAGTACGATGATCTCTAAATTATGCAATTTTAATCGCAGATCTGAATTTATAATAGACGTTTTGAAGAATGAACTAGATCGAAATAACGATCAACAAATAATGATATTAGCACATAATAAATCATTAATTACATATCTATATAAAGCAGTTGAGCATAGAAACGTTGGGACAGTGGGATACTATATTGGAGGGATGAAAGAAGAGCAGTTGAAGGAAAGTGAGGAGAAAAAAATAATTATAGCAACATACGCAATGGCTTCCGAAGGACTTGATATTAAAACCTTAACCACACTTATTATGGCTTCTCCAAAGACGGATGTATGTCAGTCGGTAGGGAGAATTCTTAGAACAAAACACACGAATCCGTTAGTTATTGATATTATAGATCAACACGATATATTTGTTAAACAGTGGCAAAAAAGGCGAAAATATTACATTAAACAAAAATATAATATCATTTCTACCGATAATAGTAAATATTTTGAAAATAAGTGGGATACGGTTTATGATCCAACGAATAATGATGCGAGTATAAAAAAGATAAAAAAGAAGGAAGAACCACTAAAAGGAGTGTGTCTAATAAACCTTACCATTTAATTACATATTTGTTTGAATATTTAAAAATGAGACAATACCTTGTTAAAAATGTAATAATATTTATAAAGACCCCGTCCCAAAAAAAATTGAAGTTCCCACCCCAATTCAGTATTAAGCATACAACAATTTAACAACGATGAACATCAACAACTTCCGAATGACACGGGATATTTACAAACAGATCTACAGTTTCATGCCTGGCTTCACGACAAGTAAGCATCATAATCTGATTAAAGCGACAGGCGCAGACGATTTTGAGTTTTGGGTGGAACGCTACGAGGCTATCGTAAAAATTAAGCGTAAGAATCAGGGGATTATTGATAGAACGCTGACTCTACAAATTTCGGTTAGGTCGCAGCTAGAAAAGAAGTTATATAGCGATAGAACTGGTGATTACATGGAGTTACACTGGGCTTGTCAGGATGGTAAAACAGAGATGGCCATGGCACTGCTGGAGAAGGGCGTGGACGTGTACGCCAAGAACAATGTTGGACTCACGTCCCTGCACTGGGCTTGTATCAATGGTAATGTAGAGGTGGCCAATGCGATGCTGGAGAAGGGTGCGGAGGTCAACACCAAGGACAGTGGTGGATACACACCCCTGTTCTGGGCTTGTAGCAAAGGTCATGTAGAGGTGGTCATGGCGCTGCTAGAGAAGGGTGCGGACGTGCACGCCAAGACCAGTTATAATAAATGGACGCCTCTGCACTGGGCTTGTGGGAATGGTCATGTAGAGGTGGTCAATGCACTGCTGAAGAAGAGTGCGGACGTGCGTGCCGAGGACAAAATTGGAAAGACACCCCTACACATGGCTTGTGTGCATGGTCGTGTAGAGGTGGTCAAGACGTTGCTGGAGAAGGGCGCTGACATGCGTGCCAAGGACAATAGTGGATCCACACCCGTAAGTCATGCTTGCTGTCATGGTAATGCAGAAGTGGTCAAGGCGCTGCTGAAGAAAGGCGCGGACCTGCACGCCAATGACAGTGGTGGATATACACCCTTTAGATATGCTCGTATGTATGGTCATGGAAACATGGTCAAGGCGCTGCTGGAGAAGTGCACGGTCTGATAAGAACATCTCCAGTTTGGGTTACTATATTAAAAGCTATTTATCATCTCATCATCAAACTGATAGCTGGGTGAACTGAGTCTGAATTATTGAAAAAAATTATAAATTGTTTGCAAAAATTATTTATTCCTCTATTATTTATTCCTCCATTATTTATCATTTCATATTATTCACAATTACCCGTCTTCTTATTTTTACGCGTACCATTAGGACATCTCTTTTTTTGCTGCGTATTGTTTCGGGTTTCGCATATGTTGTTTTTCGGGTTTCTTCTAGTGCCTTTGGGGCAGCGTGGTTTTCGTTTTGCCTTCATACTTTTTTTGGCGACAGTGATGTGGGTGAAGGAGAGTTTTTAATAAGCGCACGTAAATTAGACTTATCAATATTGGTTATTTTTTTATTTGAATCTCTACAAATAGGACATTTACTAAGGTTTCCATGACTTGCACATTTGCGATGAAAAATATGTTTTTTACAATGGCCTGGGTTAAAACTTACGGCGTTTAAATTTCCATCAGTAGAATACATATCGTCTAAACAAATAGCACATGTAGGACCTTTCGTATCTGCTTTATCTAGATTTTCAATTTGTACATCAATGTCTTTTATTAACGCATCATATTTTTTAGGTATCTCTTTGAGGTCTTTGGTCCACTGGTCCATGTTATGTGGATAATATGACTTTCTACCGTAATATGAAGTGTGATGTTTAATTGCCTTATTAAACTCACTCTCTAAAGTGTCTTTTTTTTTTTCTAGCGTTTGAGATTTGCTCAGATTCATTATATATATATAATATAGAAAATAACACATTGTTAGAAGCATGTAAATCGACCGAACCTAAAACTGGTGGAAAAAAGAAGAGAACGACACGTAAAAAGAAGAAAACTGTACGAAGACGAATAAATACACGTAAAAATAAGAAAATAACAAAGAAACGCTTAACAAATTACTTGAAAAATAGTTATAAGATATACAACTCATAACTGCGGTTGTCTGATTTTCTTTCCGGTCAGTATAATAAAGTATAAATTTATATCTTGATAGATTTACCATTATTCACTATAACTGTAGCAACAACATCTGTATTTGTTAAGTCTCCTACAAGACAATATGTAATTTCAAGGTTCTTTACATTTGCAAAATTCGAGTGAATCTTACAACATAAAGCTCCTTGCTTTATAATCTTTCTTAAATGTTTTTTATCCTTTATTACAATATTATCTATTCGACATATAACATGACACGATGGAACATTTGCAACGTGAAACCATATATCAGTCGCGTTACTATTATCTATAAGAGTTTGGTTTTCATCTTGATGAGTTCCTATCAAAAATATATATTCGTTCCCATCTATGTCGCGTATCCATTTTTTCATATTTTTAATTTATAAATATTTTAAATTATAAATTAAAATCAATTTTTATTATTATTCATTCATGAATTATTATTTACATATATGTTTTATTG